GGTGGGTATAGGAATATGAAAAAGTATTGGCAAGAAGTTAAAAACGAATTAGAAAAATTATAATATGACAACATTAAGTAAGTTAAATCAATATGGCAACGCGTTTCAGGTAAAGGTACTAGGTGCATTATTAACACAACGAGATTTTCTATTAAATATAGCAGATTCGCTTGATAGTGAATACTTTGAATCACAAGCACATAAATGGACTATTGAATATATTATAAAATATTTTAATCAGTATCACACATATCCAACTATAGAAACACTATCAATTGAAATTAAAAAGATTGATAATGAAGTATTAAGAATATCACTTACAGATTCACTACGTGAAGCATATAAAATGTCTGATGTATCAGATTTAGAATGGGTAGAAAAAGAATTTAGCGATTTCTGTAAGAACCAACAAATGAAGAAAGCCATTATGACATCAGTAGATCTACTCAATATGGGTGACTATGATGGTATTAGAGGTTTAATCAACGATGCAATGAAAGCAGGTGAAGACAAAAACGTTGGTTTGGACTACAATGTAGATATTGAAACAAGATATCGTGATGATGATAGACGCATTATTCCATTCCCATGGAAAACATTTAATGACCTAACACAAGGTGGATACGGTAAAGGCGATTTAGTATTACTATTCGGCAACCCAGGGGGTGGTAAATCATGGGGTGTAATGGCGATGGGTGCTTATGCCGCAGCATTAGGATATAATGTAGTACATTACACACTAGAATTATCTGAAGGATATGTTGGTAAACGTTACGATGCTATATTCTCAGGTATTGATGTAGATAAATTAAAAGATCATCGTGTTGAGGTAGAAGAATCAATTAAGAAAGTGAAAGGTAAGATTATGGTGAAAGAATATGCACCTAAACGAGCATCACTAGACACAATCGAAGCACACATACAACAATTAAAACATCAAAACGAATTTGAACCAGATCTAATTATCATTGATTATCTAGATCTACTACGCACTAAAGGTAGAAAAGAACGTAAAGACGAGATTGATGACGTTTATACTGATGCTAAAGGATTAGCTAAGGAATTAGGAATACCAGTAGTATCACCATCACAAGCAAATAGAACCGGCGCCGAAGAAGGTATATTACAAGCGAAAAATGCGGCTGGCTCTTATGACAAGATAATGATCGGAGATATTATTATCTCATTAGCTCGCGGCCGTAAAGACAAAGTTAATGGTAGTGGTAATTGGCATTTCATAAAAAACAGATATGGTGCTGATGGATTGACTTTTGGCTCTAAAATCAACACAGCAAACGGATATATTGACATATATGATCAACCACTTGATGATGAAGCGTTTGAAACTAATTCAAAAGGTAATAACAAACAAACAAATCAATTTTCAGAAGTAGGGGTAGAAGATAGGTATGTTCTTCGAAGTAAGTTTGCTAAATTCGAGGAGGAAGCGTAGATTTCATTATATTTATAAACACAAAAATAATCAATCTATATGTTAGTAGTAAAACGTTATACTGCTTCATGGTGTCAACCTTGCAAGCAGCTCGCCCCCGTATTCGAAGAATTACAAAACGAAATGACAAATGAAATAGATACAGTTATATTTCAAACTATTGACGTAGATCAAAATAAGCAAGCTGCTTTAGAAGCAAATGTATCATCTGTACCAACAGTTATATTTGAAAAAGAAGGAATGCCTATTTATCGTTTTAGTGGAGTATTACCAAAATCGGTTATAGCAGGAACAATTAGGAAATTTTTATAAACAAATCCCACATTACAGTATACATGAAGTAAAAATTTCATATATTTATTGAAAATAATAAGTATGAAATATTATATTAGTGGTCATATTCAAAGTGGGATATTTAAGATTACAAATAAAATTAATAAAAAGTTTTATATAGGTAGTGCTTATGACTTATATAAACGATATAAAGAGCATAGAAATGCTTTAATGAGTAATAGACACCATAATAAACAACTTACTAGATTTGTAAATAAATATGGTATCGATAATTTGCAATTTGATTTATTAGAGGAATGTTCAATAGAAGAATTAGAAGTAAAAGAACAATATTATATTACTAATAGTAAAAATACATTTAATGAAACATTAGATGTTAAAGCTTGCAATAGAGGTAAAAAACTAAGCGAAGAACATAAACAAAATATAAGCAATAGTATTAAAGCAAAAAATATAATTAGATCTGAAGAAACTAAAAATAAAATTAGTGAGTCTAATAAAGGAAAAACAGGCAAATACGAACGAACAGAAGAACAAAAACAAAAAGCAAGAGATAAAGCTATAAATAACTCAGAACGAAGTAGAAAAATATCTGAAGCACTAAAAGGTAGAAAAAATACTTGGACAACAAAACACACAGAAGAAACTAAATTAAAAATAAGTAAAACAAAGCAAAGTAAAAATGACAACGGAACAAAGTATTTTAAGTGATCTGACAGTTTATATGAAATATGCGAAATATAATTCTGATTTAAGGCGCAGAGAAACATGGGAAGAATTAGTAACAAGAAACAAGCAAATGCATCAAGCTAAATTTCCTCAATTAAAAGATGAAATTGAAAAAGTATATAAGCTAGTATATGAAAAGAAAGTACTGCCTTCAATGCGCTCTCTCCAATTTGCTGGAAGACCCATTGAACTTAATAATACTCGTATATTTAATTGCTCTTTTCTTCCTATCGATGATTGGAGGGCATTTAGTGAAATAATGTTCCTATTATTATCAGGAACAGGAGTAGGATATAGTGTACAAACACACCATGTAGACAACTTACCTGAAATTACAGTACCAGTAAAACACAAACGCTACTTAATTGGTGATAGTATTGAAGGGTGGGCGGATGCCGTAAGAATGTTATGCAAAGCATATTTCCAAGGTGGCGCATTACCATTATTTGATTTTAGAGATATTAGACCAAAAGGAGCTCAATTGATTACTGTAGGTGGTAAAGCACCTGGCCCTGAACCATTAAAGGAATGTTTATTCCAATTACAGAAAATACTTGATCGTAAACAAAATGGCGAAAAATTAACATCACTAGAAGCGCATGACATGGCTTGTCATATTGCAGACGCAGTATTAAGTGGTGGTATTAGAAGAGCAGCATTAATTGCACTATTTAATTTAGATGATGAAGAAATGTTAACTTGTAAGTTTGGTAACTGGTGGGAAGCAAATCCACAACGTGGCCGCTCAAACAATTCAGCTGTAGTAATGCGTCATAAAATTGATGAAGAAGAATTCTTCAAACTATGGAAGAAAATTGAATTAAGTGGATCAGGTGAACCAGGTATCTATTTCAGCAATGATAAAGATTGGGGAACAAATCCATGTTGCGAAATCGCTTTAAGACCATTCCAATTCTGTAACTTATGTGAAGTAAACGTATCAGATGTAGTTGACCAAGCTGATTTGAATGCTAGAGTAGAAGCAGCAGCATTCATAGGTACATTACAAGCAGCATACACTGATTTCCATTATCTAAGAGACATCTGGCGTAAAACAACTGAAAAAGATGCTTTACTAGGTGTTGGAATGACAGGTATTGGCTCAGGTACTGTACTAGGATTAGATTTAAAATCAGCAGCTGATTTAGCTAAAACAGAAAATGCTCGTGTTGCTGAAATAATTGGAGTTAATAAAGCAGCTCGTGTAACTACAGTTAAACCATCAGGTACATCATCATTAGTATTAGGTACATCAAGTGGTATTCACGCTTGGCATAATGATCATTATATCAGACGTATCAGAGTAGGTAAGAACGAAGCAATATACACTTACTTAGCAATTCATCATCCTGAATTAATTGAAGATGATTTCTTTAAACCAACAATCCAAGCTGTAATTTCTGTACCACAACGTGCACCAGAGGGATCAATCCTAAGAACTGAAAATGTAATGGATATGTTAGAGCGTGTTAAGAAATTCAACACACAATGGGTTAAAAAAGGACATCGTAAAGGAGCAAACACAAACAACGTATCAGCTACAGTATCAATTCAAGAACATGAATGGGAACAAGTAGGTAAATGGATGTGGGAAAATAAAGAAACATTTAATGGCTTATCAGTATTACCTTATTTTGGAGGTTCATATACTCAAGCACCATTCGAAGATATTACTAAAGAAAAATTTGATGAAATGGTACAACATCTACATGGTATCGATTTAAGTAAAGTTGTTGAGTTTGATGATAATACATCACAAATGGATCAAGCAGCATGTGCAGGAGGAGCTTGTGAAATCGTCTAAACTAACAGAAGGTATTCATTATATAGTAAATGAGGAAGGTAGGGTCGTATTTACGGCCCTATACCTCATTCAACAACAAAAATGTTGTGGGAATGGATGTACTAATTGTCCTTACTTTCCCAAACATACTAAAGGAAATTTGGTTTTGGCAAAACAATAAATTAAATTTAAATATATGAATTTAGATCAATTAAAACAAGAAGCAGAAAATCTACAAACAGTAGATGTTACTAAATTATCTGCAGAGCAATTAGAGAGTTTAGTTGAAAAACTATCTAAAATGCTAGACATAAACGAATCGTTTCTTGAAGAAACAAAATCTCAATTAGAAGAAATCAAAATAGAAGATAATGAACCAGACAATAAATAGTATTGTAACAGTTGTAGGAGTATTAATTTTAGCAGTCCTACTACTTGGAGGCCCATTAATGTTACTATGGGATTGGTTAATGCCAACACTATTTGGCCTACCAGAAATTACATTTTGGCAAGCGTGTGGTTTGCAACTACTAGCAACATTGCTATTTAAACCAACATCAATAAAAGCAAATAAAGATTAATATGTTTCAATCAACAAAATTATTTGATGGATACAGTACTGTATTCCGTCAATGGAAAGCAGAAGGTACACACTGTAGATTTCTACATGGATATGGAGTATCATTTAGAGTATGGTTCGAAGGCGAACTAGACGAGCGTAATTGGGTTTGGGATTTTGGAGGTATGAAGCGTGCTAAAGGAACCATTGATGGTATGAATCCTAAAGCATGGATGGATTATATGTTTGATCATACAACATTAGTAGCAGAAGATGATCCAGGATTGGGTGGATTTAAAACAATGGACTCACTTGGAATTATTCAATTACGTATCATACCAGCTACTGGAGCAGAACAATTTGCTAAGTATATCTTTGAAAAACTAAATACGTTTATTCAAGAAGAAACAAGCGGTAGAGTAAAAATAAAGCGAGTAGAATTTATGGAACACGCTAAAAATACTGCTATATATGAAGCGTAAAAAACCAGACCTAGTAGTCTGGGATGAAGAACGCGGATATTATCCTCGAGAATTAACATATGGCAGCAATTTAGGAGCACCAGCTATACAAGCAGATAATGTTGATGGTTGGAAATTAGCTAAAATAAAAGATGTAAATAGTGACTTTGAAGCTAGGTACAATGAATTAATAGCTGAAGCACGAAAACTAAAAAATGAATATGAATGGAATGAGTTTATCTATACTAAGGTAAAATATAACTTTCAACCAACAGTAGGTCATACTTATCATTTATATTCTAAAGATGATGAAAATATGTTTCTATCAATCATAGAACCAAGCAGTTGGAATATGAAATATATAGCAAGTTTTAAATTAGATTCAACAAATAAATGGATTAAAATATGAAAGTTTCGCATGAATTACCTTTAGGGCTTATGCAATATGGTTATGAATGGAATGATTATGATTATATGTTACCACATTTAATAGATAAATATCTTCAATATCGTATCTATTTTCAAAAAGCTAGTTTAGATAATCGTTTTATCATTATGGATAATGGATTATTTGAAGGTGTAACTCACACAACAGAAGATTTAATTGAAAAAATCAACCAATTTACCCCAGATGTATTTATCGTTCCGGATGAATGGAATGACTCAGCAGCAACAATTCGCAATGCTAAAAGCTGGATGATAAACCACAAACAACATCTACCAGAAGGTGTTAATCTAATGGCTGTATGTCAAGGTGAATCATTAGGAGAACTAATATCAACATACCAAACATTAGTAGATTTAGGTTACACACATATAGCATTTAATCATTCTAGCTGTGCTTATTTTGAAATGTATCCTGGATTAGATCCATTAAAAAGACAAATGTATGGTAGAATGGAATTTATTAGGAGATTAGTAGAAACTAATACCATAGATAAAAGTGCCTATCATCACTTATTGGGATGTTCATTACCACAGGAATTTATGGCTTATAAAGATTGGTCATTTATCAAATCATGTGATACATCAAATCCAATCATTGTTGGAGCCCAAGGACATCGCTATGAAGATAGTGGTATTAACTTCAAACCAAAAGAGAAGATTGAAGTTTACATGGAAGAAAATTTGGAAGGCAAGATAGAAGATATTATTTTTAATGTAAATAAATTTAAAAATTATGTTAAGTAAACAACCAGAAATGATGTCATTGTATGACTATTTAAAACGCCCAGCTGGCAAGCAATTAGGAGAACAAGTAGCAGCGTATGCTAAGCTTAGAAAAGCAAAGTATGGTACTAAATATGTCTCCAACCCCGCTTATCAAGGTGAAGTAATGATTTACACTAAAGTATTCTTAGATGAATGTTTCAATGCTAAAAAAGTATTTGAACCTAAACACGAAGATTTAACAGAAATTAATACACTATTAGCAAACGATAATTTACCATTTTAATATGAAACAAGCAGTATTATCTCTCTCAGGTGGTATGGATAGTAGCACATTACTATTACATTTATTATCAACTGGATATCAAGTAACAGCGTTATCCTTTGATTACGGACAAAAACATCGTGTTGAATTAGAGCGTGCACAACAATTAGTTACCTATATTAATGAACATTTATTTAAACAAAATAAATCATTAGTACGTTATCAAACAATTCGACTAGAAGGTTTATCAGATTTACTTAATTCCTCGCTAGTAACAGGCGGATCAGACGTACCAGAAGGTCATTACGCTCATGAAAACATGAAGGATACTGTAGTACCAAATCGCAATAAAATATTTAGTTCTATTATTCAAGCAGTAGCGTTATCAATTGCTACTAAAAATGGAAAACAAGAAGTAGATATTGCAATGGGAATTCACGCTGGTGATCATGCTATTTATCCTGATTGTAGAAAAGAATTTAGAAATGCTGACCAATTAGCATTTGAGTTAGGTAATTGGGATTATAGTTTAGTAAAACATTATACACCATTTCTTTATGTTAATAAATTTGATATTTTAGAACATGGATTAGAATGCTGTAAAAAACTAGACCTTAATTTTGATGAAGTATATGCTCGCACAAATACATCATATAAACCAATTTTAATTGATGGCAAATGGTATTCTGATTATAAATCAGCATCATCAGTAGAACGTATTGAAGCATTTATTAAATTAGATCGTCCTGATCCAGTAGAATATGCTGACGAAACCGGACCAGTAAAATGGGAAATAGCTAAATCTCACGCAGAACAAATATTAGCAGAATTTCATTAATTAGTAAACAAAAACCAAATATACAGTTATGGCAACAAGAATGAACAGAACAGCAAAATTAGCGTTCTACACAGCTCGTAAGCGTGAAGGAGATACTCAACGTTTAGCTGAAGCAACAGGTTACACTACACGTTTCGTAAATTATGTTTTGCGTGGTGAGCGTAATGTAAATGACACTTTAGCAAATAAGATGTACAGAATCTCTTATCGTCGTCAAAAGAACAGCGAATGCGCTAACGCGTAATTTGTAAAACAAATCTTAACATCTCTGTTGAAAGGCAGAGATGTTTTTTTAATTTCATGTTATGACAGTAAAAGAATTAATAGAACATTTACAAACATTAGATCCCGATCTACGTGTATTTGTTAAAGGATACGAAGGGGGAGTTGATGATAAAATCTCAATACCAGAACCAGTTGACATTACACTAAATGTTCACACAGAGTGGTATTATGGTGAGCATGAATACACGTCTACAGGATATGAATCAACAGATAAACAAATAGTAAAAGGTATAGTATTATGAGTAAAATAGATCCAAACAAGCTGTTAATCAGCTCAGACTTCTACTCCGTTCAAGGAGAAGGTATATCAACAGGAGTACCGTCCTACTTTGTTCGCTTAGGTATATGTAACCTAACTTGCGGTATGAGTAGAAAGTACACTAACGCTTTATTAAAAGAAGCATCATTAGCCGATGGCGAAATATTCAAAGGCGATTTAGAGTTAGAAGGTAAAGCAACATGGACTTGCGATAGTACATCTCAATGGCTATGGAGAGGTGAAGATAAAGACTTTCAATATCTAATTGATAGATGGAAAGAACAGGGTATCTATGAAGATATCTTAAACGGTACTATCCATATTATTTGGACCGGTGGTGAACCTACAATTAAAGGACATCAAGAAGCTATTGTTAATTTCTTTAAGTACTGGAATACAGTAGATGATGTTATTACACCTATATACACATTAAGTGAGGAATATCCTATCTTAGAAAAGACAGTTTTTAATGAAATAGAAACAAATGGGACAATAGTTATAGATCAACCGTTATTCGACCTTATAGATCAAATCAACTGCTCACCAAAGCTATCCAACTCAGGTATGACTGAGAAACAACGTATCAACCCAGACGCGATTAAGAGCATAATGGAACATTCCAACTACACTTTTAAATTTGTTATTAGCAATGAAGAAGACATTAAAGAATTATTCCGTGACTTTGTCCTACCATTTAGCATACCTCTTACCAACGTGGTTTGTATGCCGGGACTAGATAGTCAAACTGACTTCCATGAGCGTACTCAATTTGTATTGGAGATGGCTAAGAAGTATAGATTTAGAGGCTTAACAAGATTACACATTTCGGCTTGGGATAAAACATTAAACGTATAATATGAAGCTGTATAAAATATTCGTAAGGCGTAAGACAGGAGAGGATATAGGATACAGATACGTCATGGCAGATAGTATATTAGAAGCAAAGAGACTACTAAAATATAACTTTGGATGGGTAGGTAGTTTTGGAGATTGGGATGAACTTGAATACATTAAAAAATAGAACATTAAACGTATAATATGCAAATTAATAGAGATGAACTATATAAACTCTACATGGAGTGGGTAGATAGAATATCTGAAGACTGTGACTGGATAACTTCATTCGGCCCAGAAGAGATTGTACATTCAATAGCAAATATTTTAGAAACAAATCCACAATTAATAAACAATGGAGAACACACGCAGAAAAATAACTAATGTAGAGACATTAGAAACAGCACAAGCAGGATTTGCAAACGGCATTTCCACTCAATTAGCAGGTGTACTTAGTAGAGGCGATCATCGCTCACTTAACGCCCAAGAAAAACAAATCATTATCGAGAATGCTGAAAAAGCATATGGTGATTTCCTAACAGCATTAGGTGTTGATTGGCAAAATGACCCAAATAGCTCAGAAACACCTCGTCGTGTAGCTAAAGCATATGTAAATGATCTATGGAGAGGTCGTTACGAGTTACCAACAGACATTACAGCATTCCCAAGTGATGGCTATGATGGTATTGTATTAGAAAGAGATATCCCAATCGTATCAATGTGTTCACATCACCACCAAGCCATTTTAGGTAAAGCACATATAGCTTACATTCCAGGAACAGATGGTAAAGTAGTAGGTTTATCTAAATTGAACCGTATTGTAGAGCATTTCGCTCGCAGAGGTGCTATTCAAGAACAACTTACAGTTGCTGTTCACAATGCTATTCAAGCAGTAGCTGAAACTGAAAATGTAATGGTAGTAATACATTCATACCATAATTGTGTATCATGTAGAGGTGTTAAACACTTTGGAGCATCAATGGTAACAAGTGAAGTATCAGGTGTATTTGCTGATCATAATAGAACAGCTAAGATGGAAGTAATTGAAATGATTAAACTAAATATGGAGGGATATAGATAATGCAACCTAAAGAAAGTAAATCAACAAAACACTTCTATACTAGTATGGTAAAGTCATTCTTTAGATTAGCAGCTTGTTTCTGCTTAGCATATCATGATTTTGCAGGCACAGCTATACTATTGGGATTAGCAGAAGTACTTGGAGTAGTAGAAGAATTTTAATATATTTAAAATAAAAACATGTTAAACGCACATCAGATTTTAAACGAAGGTCTATTAAGATTAGAACACGCACAAGGTAAATCAGCACAAGTTGGATTTGATATTACACTTAAGCAAGTAAATAAGATTGGAGCAAATGGAATAGGTGGTAAAATCGGTAAAGTATTAAAAGATAAAACTGAATTAACAACCTATACTCCATATCCATTAATTAATTTAGATGGTGTTACTGGTTGGTTACTCTATGAAGGTGTATATGATATCACATTCAACGAAGGATGTAAATTACCAGACAATAGGGTAGCATTCATTAAACAACGCTCATCATTATATCGCAATGGAACAATTATTAACAGCCCAGTATTTGATCCAGGTTTTGAAACTGAATTTATGGGTACGTTAATGTTTGTTCACGAAACAATATTTATTGAAGAAAATGCTAGAGTAGCACAGATTTATTTCCATGAATGTGAACCTGCTGAACTATATAATGGACAGTGGCAGAATGATAAACAACGAACACAATAATAAAAAACACACGCCTTCCCACCAAGACTTATAGCTCCTCATAATGAGGGGCTATTTGCTTTGCATATTTATATGTAAACGCACTATATAATGGGATTAATACTTCGTACTACAACCACCCCCAATTCTGGAAACTCGTTATCAATCAAAAATGCAGCGTTAACCTACGCAGAAGGTGACGGTAACTTTATGTATCTCCTGACTAATATGTCAGGTAGCAGCATTTCTATTACCGGTTCTACAGGAATTAAAGGAAACTTAACAGTAAGTGGTACTTTATTTCTTAGTGGTTTAGCCAATTCTAGTGGCCCTAATGTACTGATGTACAACTCAGCATCAGGCCAATTCTTTTATCAAGGAACAGGATCATTAACCGTAGGAACAGCATCATTTGTAACAGCATCTAATGTTTGGGGACCTTTTGGAAGTAGTAGTATATTAAGTGCATCATATGCTTCAAGTTCATTCTTTGCTACAAGTGCATCATATGCATCGAGTAGTGCATTTGCTGCTACTGCTTCTTGGGTAAGTTCATCTAATGTGTATGGTCCTTATGGATTTAATTCAATACTAAGTGCTTCATATGCTTCTGGTTCAACTAGTGCTTCTTTTGCATTAACTGCTTCAAATACACCAAATGCTGTAGTAACAGCTTCTGCTGCAAACAACATTATTACTTTTACAAAAGGTAATGGTAATACATTTACTGTAGCAGTAAATACTGGTAGTGCAACTGATACAAGCGCTTTTGTTACTACATCATCATTTAACTCTTATACTGGAAGTGCAAATTCATTTAGTGCTAGCATATTAAATTTTACAAGCAGCACTAATACTTCTATTAATAATCTCAACACATCTGCTTCAAATGCTCTTACTACTGCGTCTGTAAGCAGCAATATAATTACCTTTACAAAAGGAAACGGTAATCAATTTAACATAACAGTAGATACAGGTAGTGGAGTAAATTTAAGTGGATATGCAACAACTGCTTCTCTCAATGTTTATACCAGTAGTATTAACACCTATACTAGCAGTATAAACACATATACCGGAAGTATAAATAATTTTAGCTCAAGTATATTAAGTTTTACTTCTAGTATACTTAACTTTACTAGCAGTATTAATGCTCACACAAGTAGTATAAATTCATTTAGTGCTAGCATGTTAAGCTTTACTTCTAGTACAAATACATCAATAAATAATCTTAATACTTCTGCCTCAAATGCTTTAATAACGGCCTCTGTAAGTAGTAATGTTATTACATTTACTAAAGGAAACGGTAATGCCTTTACAATAACAGTAAATACAGGTAGCGGAACAACAACAGACACAAGTGCTTTTGTAACTACATCCTCCTTTAACTCATATACAGGTAGCACAAACACTTTTTCAAGCAGTATACTTAACTTTACAAGTAGTATTAATGCCCATACAAGTAGTATAAATACTTTTAGTGCTAGTATACTAAACTTTACTAGCAGTATACTTAACTTTACAAGCAGCATAAATTCATTTAGTGCTAGCATATTAAGTTTTACTAGTAGTACTAATACATCAATAAATAATCTTAATACCTCCGCTTCTAGTGCTTTAATAACAGCATCTGTAAGTAGTAATGTAATTACATTTACAAAAGGTAATGGTAATGCCTTTAATTTAACAATAGATACAGGTAGTGGAGTAAATTTAAGTGGGTACACAACAACATCATCATTCAATGCTTATACTGGTAGCACAAATACATTTAGCTCAAGCATACTAAGTTTTACAAGCAGTATAAATTCATATACATCAAGTGTATATGCTTTTACTAGTAGTATAAATTCATTTACTAGTAGCATTACTACTAACTTTAATGCTTATACAAGTAGCACAAATACTTTTACAAGCAGTATATTAAGTTTTACAAGCAGCACAAATACATCAATAAATAATCTTAATACTTCTGCCTCAAATGCTGTAGTAACAGGATCAGTAGCAGGTAATGTTATTACCTTTAAAAAAGGTAATGGTAATGCTTTTACTTTAACAGTAGATACAGGTAGCGGAACAACAACAGACACAAGTGCTTTTGTTACTACATCATCATTCAATGCTTATACTGGAAGTACAAACACATTTAGCGCCAGTATACTAAATTTTACAAGCAGCATTAATGCCCACACAAGCAGCATAAACTTATTCAGCTCAAGCATACTAAGTTTTACAAGTAGCATAAATTCATTTAGTGCAAGTATGCTAAGCTTTACAAGTAGTATTAATGCTTACACATCAAGCATATATGCCTTTAGTGCTAGTATATTAAGCTTTACAAGTAGCACTAATACTTCTATTAGCAATCTTAATGCATCAGCATCAAATGCCTTAGTAACAGGATCAGTAGCAGGTAACGTTCTTACTTTTAGAAGAGGAAATAATAATGCTTTTACTTTAACAGTAGATACAGGTAGTGGGTTTGTTACTACCGCATCATTTAATGCTTATACTGGAAGTACAAATACATTTACAAGTAGTGCTAATACATCAATTAGTAACCTTAACACATCAGCATCAAATGCATTAGTTACAGCTTCTGTAAGCAGTAATGTAATTACATTTACTAAAGGGGGTGGAGGACAATTCTCAATAACAGTAAATACGGGTAGTGGAGCAACAGACACAAGTACTTTTGTAACAACATCATCATTTAATGCTTATACAGGTAGCACAAATACATTTAGTTCAAGTGTATTAAGTTTTACAAGCAGTATAAATGATTTTAGTGCTAGTATATTGAATTATACAAGCAGCACGAATACATCAATCAATAATCTTAATACATCGGCATCAAACGCTCTTATAACAGCATCTGCTAATGGTAGTACAATTCAATTTAAAAAAGGCAATGGAACTACATTTGATGTAACTATAACTCAAGGATTAACAGAAACAATAACAGGATTATCTGCTTCACTAGTAGTAAGCAGTTCAGGGGCAATAACTGGATCATTGCAAGATGGCTTAGTATGGATTGTATCAGGAGATATAGCAGCAAATAATGGAGATAGCTACATATGGAATTCAGGATCACAGCAGTGGTATCAAATAGCTCCATTAGACCAAACAGCGGGGGATGCTAGATATCTTCGATTAGCGGGGGGTACAATGACTGGCAGTATTACTATGAGTTCTGGTACTAGTTTAATAGGCACAGCAAGTTGGGCTACAAATGCTATAACAAGTTCATACCCATTAGCAGTAACAGGGTCTACACTATATTCAGTTTTTCCACCAGCTGGTCCTTTTTCCTCTACAGGAATGCCTAAAAGTTCCATTGTTATAGGTTCTGGATCTGGCGGTGGTGGTGGTACACTTGGTTTAGGTCCTAACTCTAGTGATGTTATTTTAATAGGATTTAATGCAGGGCATTCCTTAACCACTGGAAATGCAGTTGAAAGTTCTATTTTTATAGGAACTAATGCAGGAACTAGTGCTAATAGAGCAGGTAATTCAGTTTTTATAGGTCGAGAGGCTGGTAGAGCACAATCATCTTCTTCATATAGTGTAATGATTGGATACCAAGCAGGTTCTACTGTAGGAGGTAGACTATCAACAGGAGATAATAATATAATAATAGGTAATAGTATAAGTTTAGAAGGAGGACGTGCAAATTCTATTAATATAGGAGGTATAATATTTGGAACTGGATCTTATTCTTCACTAGGTGCCACAATATTAACAGGGTCAGTTGGTGGAAAAATTGGTATTAATACTCCTGTCCCAATATACAATTTCCAAGTATCAGGAACTGTTGGATTTACAAATCTTGTAACATCATCTACTGCTCTAACTAATGTGTTAATGGTTAGTAGCAGTGGTCAATTATTTATAACAGCATCATCAGCAATTGGTGGTGGAGCTAATTTATCTGGTGGAACAGATAAATATATTCCTTTATGGACAGGATCATCAACTTTAACAACAAGTTCATTATATCAAGATACTAGTAATAGAATAGGTATTAGAACAACAACTCCAAGTGGTGCATTAGAAATAAATTCATCTCAAGGATTTCATTGGAATACCTACTCATCTGCTAGCGTAATAGTAGGTAATAGGCTTACAGGTAGTAGCTTCATAACATATACTCCTGGTACTAGCTCAGCAGGCAATGTTTTTGACTGTGGATTTGCAGTAGATGGAACAAATTCAGGAGGAATAGGAAATAAAGCAACTGTTAATTTAACTGCTTTCGGTGTATACAGTGGAGGTGGATATCATAGTGATATGGTATTTAGAAATTCACATAATACTACACTATATGAAGTAATGAGATTATCTTACAGTGGAAGTAATCCTACAGTTTACATAACAGGCTCATTACGATTATCAGGATCATCTCATACTGTATCTGGTAGTTTAAATGCTCCTAACATAACAGGTAGTTTACTTGGAACTGCTAGTTGGGCAAATAACGCTACTACTAGTTCTTATGTACCTACGTTAAAAGCAGGATCAGGATCAGTAGCATCGTTTGCAGGATCTCCATTATCATCCTCTATAATATTTGGAACAGCATTCGCTAATAATTTATACGCTGTAACAGTAACAGGCGAAGATGCAAGATCATGGACTATACAATCTAAAACATCAGCTGGATTTACAATAAACTCAAATTCAATAGTAGCATTAACAGGACCTGTTTATTGGATAGCAACACCATTTAATTAATAAATATTTATATCAAACATGGCAATATTTTACACAGACTCAGGCAGTTTTAATGACTTAAAAATAACAGGCAGTATATTAGTATCTGGCAGCTTAGTAGTGACTGGATCTGCATATGTTAGGGGATTAGAAACAACACCACAACCTAGTCTTGTATCTATTGATACATCAACAGGTCAATTATATACTGCTACCACTAGTTCATTTACCGCATCATATGCTACTACAGCATCTTATGCTTTAAATGCAACATCAGCACCAACATCATTTATAGCAACAGGTAGCGTTACAGCTAGTGTGAATATAGGAACAGAAGATATATTTACTGTTACAAGTGCAAGTTTAACAGAATTCGCAGTTAGGGGAACAGGTGTAAGAATTGGTAACATAATCACAGATACTCACACAGTAACAGGATCACTTAATATATCAGGTTCAACTACAATCACTGGGTCATTAAGGATAAGAGATGGCATAACAGGATCATTACTTGGTACTGCTAGTTTTGCTCAAACCTCATCTAAAGTAATAGGAGGAACAATAAATTATATAGCAAGATGGACAGATTCTAGAACATTATCAATAGGTTCAATACAAGATGATAATACTACTGTTACAATAGGTGTAAGAACAATAATAGGAAGCGCTAATACAGCAACAGGAGCAAACTCATTTGCACAAGGTAATAGTGTTTCAGCAACTGGACAAAATGCTCATGCTCAAGGAGTTTTTGCTATAGCAAGTGGTAATAATTCTCATGCTGAAGGATACCAAACAACAGCAAGTAATGATCAATCTCATGCTGAAGGTAATCAAACCTGGGCTTCAGGAATTGGTTCTCATGCAGAAGGTTCATTAACACGAGCTATTGGTCAATATTCTCATGCTGAAGGCCAAGAAACAATAGCATCAGGTAGCTATCAGTTAGCTATAGGCAAATACAACAGACGAGGAAATATAACATCATTATTTATTATAGGTAATGGTACAGGAGATGCAGATGTTGATAGAAGTGATGTTGTAAGAGTAGAAACATCAGGGGTACAAATATCAGGTTCATTAACAGTATCAAGTGGCAGTACAGAATTTCAAGTATTAGGTACTGGTGTTAAAATGGGTAATACTATTACTGATATTCATACAGTAACAGGTAGCTTTAATATAAGTGGTTCTACTTTCCTTGGAGGTAATGTAACCGGAACTGGATCTAGCTTTGAATACTTCATATCATCTAGTAATATTCTAAGTGGATCATCGTTTAGAATATCACAAACAGCTACTGCTTTAAATGAATCTCTTAATTTTAAATTAGGAGCATATAATATTGAAACTAATCTTGAATCACCAAACACTGCTTCTTTTCATTTTGGATCAAGAAATGGAGGACTTAGTTTTTTAGGCGTTCAACCTTACATACAAGGTGTTCCTACTTTTATATGGGGGGGTGCTGGCTTAGGTCCTAATAACATATCTAGAATGGTAATGGGAGTTAATACAACAGCGGAGTATACATCCGGTTTATCATACCCATCAGCTTCTTCTAATCACTTCTATATCAATACTACTTTTAGTAGCCCTAACCCAGTAACTAATGAACGCCGACCATTATATATAGGAGCTAAAGATATAAGATTATTTGTAGGAGGAATAGAGGCATCAGAGTCATTTAATAGAACTCCTGAAATGATGATATCAGCTTCTGGAGAAGTAACTATAAAAAATGTACTTGTATTACCATACCAAAATCCTCTTCCATCAGCTAAACCAACAGGATCAATAGCCACATCAGGTAGTGGAGCTACATTTATAGGATTATTCTTATACAATGGTACTTCATGGATTAAATTATCAGTATAATATTTGGTAAGTCAAAATAAAGTAGGTAGATTTATCGTATGTATCAATCAATATACTACGATCGATCTACCTACACCTATCATCTACGTGATGATGAAAAAGGCTGGTTAGATTTCAAATACACCCCTGAACTATACCAAATAACACCTAATGGTCCATTAGAGACATTAGATGGCAAACGCGCTAAACCAGTCGACAAATACGAATGGCGCGACACTTCCCTATACGA